GCGCTGACTATGCGGCGCTCGCTCAGGGCGCGCCGGTTGGTGACTCGACGTTTGCGGTCATGGCGACCGCTGCCTACACCTACATCGTCACTGCGCCGCGCGTGATCGACGGCGTGCAAGTTGCGTCAGAGTTTGCGGATGCGGTGGCGATATGAGCCAGAGATCCACACTCCGAGCAATCGACGCGGAAATGTTCGCAGCATTTGCCGGCGCCGGCCTCGGCGACACCGGGACCCACCGCACTCGCGACGGAATCGCGATGCCGGTGATGATCCTGCATGACGACATTGCGCCGGACGTCTACACCGAAGGCCCAGTGAATGTCGGCGTGCGCAAGCGGGAAATCGTATTGCTGCGCGCCGAGGTCGAGGCGATTGCCGGAGAAACTGTGGAGATCGACGACACGGGAGAGACATTGCGGCTGCTGAGTATCAGCGATCAGGACAGCAGCATTGTCCGCTGGTCTGTAACTCCGGTAAGGAGTGAAGGCCAATGACCCACGGTCAAAAAGTTTTGCGCGCAGTTGCCGCACTGGTGGCTGCCGTTCGCACGTCGAATGGCTATGCGACCGAGGCGGGCGCCGATGTGCAGATACAGTCTCCTGCGTTTTTCACGCCGCCGGAGTTGGGCGATCACGTGACACTGGTTTACACGCCAGAAAAACAGCGCACGCCCTCAATTGGCAATCGTGAATATCCGGTCGTAATGACCGTTGGAATTGACGCGCTAGTAAAGCGTGTTGTTGGCACAGAGACAGACCAACTTGAATTGCTAGACCTGGATTTGGCAAAAGCGCTGCAGCCAGAAAATATGCGCTTGTTGTACGAAGGCGCGCGCCTTGGCTCAATCGCAATCGTAGAGACAACCACAATTACTGATCTAGTCGAATCTGGCTGGATTGGTCTGCGCGTCACGCTGCGCGCCAACTTCCGGGAGCGCTACGGCGACCCGTCCACCGTACCAGTCTGAGGATTTACCATGTCAACTTCGAGCGCAGCACTTCCAGTTGTACCAATTAAAACCAATGTCGTGTTGGCTGGCGGCGTCGTCACCATTGCTCCCCGCGATGCTACTGGCACGCTGTCTGCCTTTGATCCTGGCAATATTTCGAGCGTCGCGATGACGCGAACCGTCGAAAAGGTGACGGTATACGAGTCTCGCAGCGGACAGAATCAGGTACTGATCGAGAAAGACAAGAGTACGAAGTACGAAATCAAGCTCGCCGCCATGAGCATGACCCTTGAAAACTACAGCCTTTTCACTGGCGCGAAGATCGAGGAAAAAACGACCAGCGCAACGGCTGTTGCCTCTGGTGATGAGCTTCTGCGCGGCGCCCGCCGTGGCGGCTCGTGGTATCTCGGTGTCAGTTCCAGCTATCCCGAAGGCCACCGCGCGCTGACATCGTTTGCGTCGCTTGAGATCAAGGTAACGGCACGCGCGAACTCCACCGCGTATGCGGTGGGAGACGTTATCAGCGCGAGCAGCGTGGCGTATGTCGTGACTGTCGCCGGCACGTCCGGCGCATCCGCTCCGACCTATCCGACCGCAGGCGCGACCGCGAGCGACGGCACCGCCACGATCAAGCACCTCGGCCCGATCGCAATTGCTACCGGCGATTATGTGGTATCGCTGACCACGGGCCTGCTGACGCTCATCGGCACCACGTGCGATATCAACACCAGCATCGAGCGCATGCCGAGCGGCTACACGCTGACGCTCTTGCCTGCCTATACGCCGACCGCAAAGACGTATCAGCGACTGATTCCTCGCAGTTCAGCTCAAAAGTATACCGTCAGGTTCACAGGGCAAAGCTCCGAAGGCGAACCGCTGCATTTCGTGATTCCAGAGTGCACGATTACCGGCGATGGTGACAGCCAGTTTATCAGCGCGGACAGTCCGCAATCGATCACGCTGACGGTAACGGCCCTCAAGCTGGGATCGGATAACGAGCCGGTGGTGTTCTTCGGCGATACGCGCGATATCCCATGGTCGTAAACGCTAAAGCCGGCTCACTGCCGGCATCCACACTGGCCGAAGTATCCGCCGTGGTTGCCATCCTGGCGGCCACGGGGGCGCCTGCCGAGGCAACGCGCCCGTGGGAAATCCTGATTGCATTCCTGCCGTGGTACTCCGGCGCAACCGGGGTAGCGATGCAGGATCTCTGGCAACTGCCGGCGCGCGCCGTCATTGGCGGAATCTGCAAAGAGTTGCCCGCGCTTGCTGGCAATGCGGAGCGGGTCGAGTTGGTGAATGCGGAGCTTGGCCGACTGATTGAATTGCTCGAAAAAGGGTTGCGCTAACCGTGCCAATTGTCGTCAGCACGAGCGAGATTGACGAGTTGGGGCGCAGGTTTCTAGCCGCGTCCAAGGATATTCCTCGCGATTTCGCTCGGCTGCGCGAGGACATTAGACGCGCCGCACTGGTTGAGGCAAAGCGCGCAATCACGAAGGTCTACAACCTATCGCCTGCGCGCGTTGAAAAAGACCTGAAAGCCAAGGAAACAAACCTAGGCGTCATGCTGGTCGGGCAAAAGAAAACTATCAGCGCTGTCAGTTACAAATTCAAAGCGACAGCCCGCAAGGGAGTTGCGAGGGGCGTACGCGGCAGGTTCACGATCAAGGGTCCGGTCTACGCGGACAAGCACGCATTCTTTGCAAAGGGCCTGCGCGGCAATACCGGCGACCTAGCCGAAGGCAATACGCAGGTATTCTGGCGCGGCGGCCCTAAGCGCAAAATGACCGCAGGCAGATACAGGGGGAAAGTGCGCGAGCCTTTGCATGCGCTGCATGGCCCATCCGTTGCCGATCATCTGAAAGATACTCGCGTTTCCGTCCCGCTTCGGGTTGCGATATTTGATCGCATCAAGCGGCGTTACAACCAGATAAGCGCCAGACGCTTGAAGCGGAACCGATAGCATGGCGCGCGAAATAAATGAGCAAGAGTTTCGGTTGATCGACGGCGTTAGCCGTGGCCTAGTCGGCATCGCGTCAGGGCTCAAGGGCCTGAAAACGACGATGACCGAGCTGAACCAAGCGGCTGAATTGGCGTCGAAGGGTATTGGTCTAGTCGTTGGCGCGGCGCAAAAGATCGGAGATTCCGTTCAAGGTGTCGCCGATTATCAGACGGCGATGACGCGCGTCAACACTGCGACCAAGGCGACAGCAGAAGAGCAGCGCGCTCTGAGCGAGTCCGTAAAATCTGCCGCTATTGATATCGGCGTTACCGCAGAAACGTCGTCAAATATCCTGCTAAAAATGGCGCGCGACGGATTCAGCGCGCAAGAGGCGATCGACCAACTAGGCGTTGTCCTGAATTACGCCAAGGCGAATGCACAGGATGCAGCAGGCGCGACTGCGCAGTTAGGCGGTGTCCTGGATTCATTCAACGAAAAGCCGCAGATAGTCGGAGCGCTTGCGGACTCATTGACCGCCGTTGGTGTTGCCGCCGGAACAGAAGCATCCAATCTTGCGGCTGGCTTGCAGGGCGTTGGTGTAGCTGCGAATGAGGCCGGGCTTAGCCTTAATGAGACCATCGTTCTCCTTGGGCTGCTGGCAAAGCGAAACATCGAAGGCGGCGCTGCAACAAAGCAACTGGTAACGCTATTCGGGGAGTTCCGCGATCCAGCATCGAAGGCAGGGCAGGCGCTTGATGGCCTGGGCTTGTCTGGCAAATCGTTCTCGGAAGTCATCTCCGTTCTGAGCAAAAACAGTTCCGCTGCAACCGAAGTCCTTAACCAACTTGGGAATAAGCCGCGCGCCGCACTAAATGCGTTGCTTGCCGATGGCGGCGGCGCGCTGAAAGAGTTTAACGGCATCATCGCAACTAGCGGCGGCGCGAGCAAGAAAGCCGCTGATGCGCTGGCGGATACGTTCAACGAGGCGAAAAACAAACTTGTTGCGACGTTCGGCCTTTTGGAAATTGCGTTCGGCGCACCATTGCTTAAGCCGCTGTCGGATGGGCTCGATGCATTAACTACAAAGCTGATTGAATTTTCGCAATCGCCAGAGTTCGCAAACCTAACAACGCAGTTCACGACATTTGCAACAAACGCGACTACGGAGATCATCGGATTCCTTAAAGAATTCGACTTCACTGACGCGACAAACAAAGCAGCCGAGTTCGTCCGCGTAACCGCCGAGAATCTGAATACGCTGGCAACTGCGGCGGGCAAGACGGCATCGGCGATCAATACGGCAGCGAAAGGATTTGAGGTCGCATGGTACGCGGCGCAGACGGCGGTAGCCGGAGCCGCTGCTAGCACGGTCGGCGCATTTGCTGGCGTCAGCGAGAATGCTGACAACCTCTCACGCTCGCTTGCAGATGTTGCCGATACCGCCAAGCGTCAAACCGGCGAAGCAATGGGCGCGCTGGTTGGGCGCTTTGACGAAACCGGCAAGGCCGCGACTCGCGCGGCTGGCGGCGTAGGTAGTTTCGGCAAGGCATCTAAACAGGCGGCGCTTGACCTACAGGCGCTGGCAATTGCCGCGCTACCTGAGCCGCTGCGCATCGTCGCGCAGGCTGCGATTGACGCGCAGGCAGGACTGATCAAGGCAGGCGAGGCGGCGGCAGGCGCAGGCGTTGAGCTTGGGCGGATACCGGAAGCGCCCGTCATTGTACGGACTGGCGACGCTGCGAAACAGACGGCGGTTTCAATCGCTGAACTAGAGGCTGAACTTGCCAAGCTAAACGAGCAACTGCAAAAGGCGCCGGTCGGATCGCCGCAGTTCACGCAATTGCAGCAACAGATTTCCGACCTACAATATCGCATCAAGAATCTAAAGGGCGGCACGGACGGCGCCGGAACCAGCGTACAGAATTTCGGCAACAGCGCCGGGAATGCGGCTGGTCAAGTCCAAAAGCTGGGCGACGATACGGAAGGCGCTAGCCAGAAGGTCGAAAACTTTGGCAAAAATGCAGCCGCTGCCGCGTTCAATCTCGGCAAAATGTCAACCGAGTTCCTGGCGCAAACAACGTCAGCGGCCAATGCGCAGGCGTCATACCGCAACTATCTCGAGGTTCTGAACCTTGGCACCGCAATTGCCAAAGATCAGATCAAGCAGTTTGAGCGCCGTCTGGAGTTGTCGCAACAGACGATCCGCGCGAATGACGAAGAAGCGCTCGCGCTTGATCGCCTAGCTAAAGCGTACCCGGCAGTTAGCCGCGATGCATTGCGCGAGTTATACGAAGCCGAGAAAAAGATTGCGGATATTCGCAAGAAGAAAAACGAGATAACAGCCAAGGGCCTGGAACTTGAGCAAGCCTCAGCCCAAGCCGCAAGCGGCACCGCAGGCGCGCTCGGTTTCGGCGCCCGACCAGCTCAGGCAGATGGGCGCGCGGCAACGCAGGCGCCCGAGCAAGCCGGTCCTGGCAGTAGCGTAAAAGGTAGTGTCGTCAATATCAACGTGTCGGGAATCCTAACCGACGAACTAGCACGCGAAATCGCAGAGCGCGTCCAGCGCGTACAGAGGCTCGGCCGATAATGCACGGTTTCCGCTACCTGACTACCGATACCAATATCGTATCGGGCGCGACGCTGACCGCCACAAACGTCATTGCATCGCAGGCATTCGCGCAAACGACGCGCGCTGCTACTGGCGGCGGACTGGTTGAGCTAACAGGCAGTTATTCGGGCGCCGCTGACGCGCTGTTTGAGATCGAGAAAACGAGCGATACGATCACGGGCGCCCCGCAATTGTCTGCGCCTGAGTTTTCTGGCGTTGGCAACGGCGTGCTGTCGGCGCTCACCGCATCAAGCGGAATCGCAGCGCAGGAATTCACGGTCACGTGCCTGGATCTCGGCACGCAGACGCGCAAGGCATGGGCGCCGTTTCAGAGTGTCAACCTTCGCGCCCGTACCGCTGGCACTGGCGGAAACGACATAACCGTAAGGGTGTCGCAGTCTGGCCTAGTTGCGACGGCCACCGATTATTCGCTGACTGCTGACATGCAGTCGGGCCAGTCGGAGTATGAGGGCGCCCAGTGGGATTTCGGGGCCGTGGTGCTGGAGCCCGAGGGCACCATCCCAGACTCCGCGCCGCGCTTGCGTTTCGGCGATTCCGTCGAGGTTTACCGGCACTGGAAAACGTATCGGTCCGGCAAATACCGCTACCATTTCAGCCCCGAGCCGCCGCGCGATATCCCGAAAGGAACTCGCGTCTACGTCATCACTGGCGGGCGCACCGTCACGATTTACGACGGCGTGACGCTAGATCAGACGATAACCGCCGTCGATACGCTTTACACGCTGCTGACTGCGATTCAATCAACGTCTGCGCTGATCGAGGTAGATGGCGTAATCGCCAATGACAGGCGCCCCGGCGGCATGGCTTGCGACGATCTCACCGTGCAGACGGCTAGCTATGTCGGCGGCAGCGTGCGCGAGGGCACGCGTTACGTGCAGAGCGCTGCGATCACGGTGACGGCTGCGATCGATGCGCCGACTGAATCCCTGCAACTGCTGTGCATCGCGGCACCAATTCCAGGCGCCGAGATTTGGTCAGTGGTCGGCGATGTGTCCGGCAGATTGGATGACGCGGTGTCTGGCGTTCCGTATGCCGACGGCGACTATGCATTCACGATTCCTCGCCAGTTGCAACCGGGCGCGACGCCTGAGGGCGACCGGGCTGCATATCTGGAATTGCTGAGCCGTGGCGCGGATGAAGTTTCGCCAGTGCTTTGCACGACAAATTTCGTTCTTGGCGCCGAGGCGCGGCAGGCTGAATATATTTTCACATGGGCCAAGCGCCCGGCTGGCGATTGCAATTGCACCGGCGCAAGCGTGCGCGGTTTTCCGATTAACGATTTCCTGGGCATTGATCCGCCCCAATCTGGAGGTTCTATGTCTGCAATTCCGTCCGCGATTTTGTCGCGGGTGGGCGATATCACTGATTGGAAACTGAACTTCATCGAATCCAATGTGACGTTTGCGTCATCGTCTGGCTCTGTGCTGATGCAAGTCTCGGTTGCCGAGAATGCAGACGATGGCGGTACGTATTGGAGCTACGCAAACGGATATAGCCAAGCCGTCAGCGCATGGATGAAGGCAGACACAAGTGACATTCGCCTATGCGAACAAGTCGCCGCGATGTTCGAGGAGGCGCTGTTCGACATCCATACGCAGTTGAACGCGTTGCCGTCCGGCGCTGGCACTGAGTTTGACACTCAGTTTGCCAATTTCGATACGTTCATGGCGCCGCTGGAAACTCTTGTCGGGAGCCAAGACTGGGAAAACAAAATCCGGTCCTCTTACGCCGATTTTCTGTATACCGGCGCAGGCACTGCAAAATCGACGCTTGCGGAACAGGCAGGCATGGCGGCAGCGAAAGCGCTGGCTGAATCCGGCACGCTGACCAATGACACGTTCGCGGCACTTGCTCGCGCCCGTGCGGCAATATCGAAAATCTACCACTCAGCGGGGCTTCGCAGCCCTTTTGAGGTGGCCACACTGACCGGCAATTCAGTGTGGTCTGATCATGGTGGCGATGCGTGGTTTGAATCCAGCGATGGGCTCTTGCCAGTGCAACCGGGCTACTACTATCACAGTTGCAGAATGCAGGACGATGGCAGCGGAAACGTTGTCCCGACTGCATTGAAAATGTTCGGAATCGGCGTCGCCATCGGGTGCGAAAACGGCCTGAAATACGGCGATAAACTGATCATCAAAACGGGTCCATATGCCAACGCTCGCGGCACCTATGCCGAGTCTGACTCGATCACGTGGGAGATTATCCGCGCCGATCCCGTCGCGCTTGGCGGCGGGCAAACGGGTGATGACACGATCACGTTTAGCGTGCGTGGATCAGCAGTCGGCGCGCTGACTAACTACGCGCTGGACACGACGGCCCCGGTGGCGTACTCGGACGGTGGGCTGGGATTCTTGATCACTCCTGGCGCGATAGATTTTCAGGTGCAAGACCAGTGGAGTTTTTCTGCCGAGGGCGGCACATTCCGCTGGCGCAAAAACTCAGGTTCATGGACAACTGGCGTGCAGATCGCGGCGACGGTGGCGCTATCGGATGGCGTCAGCGCATCGTTCGTCCCCGGTCAAACTCCGTCTTGGGTTGTCGGCGATACCTACGTCCTGTCGGCGCTCGCAGTCAACGGCGTCGCACAGATCGCCGCACCGGACGATGGGGCATTTTCCTGGATCGGATCGACAGTGATTGACATCACTCCGACCGGCGCTGCTGCATGCGTGATGATCGCATCGCACACGATCCCAGTAGGCGCGACAATCACGCTCAGCGCCAGCGATGACAACTGGGCGACGACCGCCTACAGCGTGGCACTCGTGCGGCAGAGCGGCGTGATCTGCAAACTGCTTGACCAATCGCGTACCCACGCAAAGTGGCGCTTGTCGATCAACACGGCGGGCTCAATCGGATGGCTGTATCTCGGCCCCGGCGCCCAGATGTACGTCAGCGACACGCTCACATGCCCCGGTGAGTGGGCTATGCAGATCACCCCGGCAACGGCGCGGCGGTCGCGCGGAATTGCTGGGGACGTGACGCACCGCTATGTGACATACGCGAGCTGGCTGACAGTCTTAGGCAGCATCGAAAGCGCTGCGGTCGATGACGATGGGCGGCTCGGCGTGATCTCGCCAGCGGGCATCGGCGCGCTCTGCCGCATCGATCCTGCCGAGTTGACCGCATCCGATCTGTGGCAATACCAATACTCCGAACCCCTAATCAGCGTCACCATCCCACTACAGGCGGCATAGCATGGCAACGATTCGCCCCTCGCTCGCGGTGCGCAATGCGCAATTGAACGCAATCAATACCCTGATCAATGCGGGCGCTGGTGCCGGTACGATCAAAATCTACACCGGCACCATTCCGACCAATGCGGACACCGCCATCGGTTCACAGGTGCTGCTTGGCACGCTGACGTTCACCGATCCGGCAGCGAGCGCGGCAAGCGCCAGCGTGCTGACATTCTCGGCGATCACGTCCGACTCAAGCGCAGACGCTACCGGGACCGCTGCTTGGGCGCGCATCGCTGACAGTGACGGAAACACCATTTTTGACTGCTCCGTCACCGCGACAGGCGGCGGTGGCGTGATTACGCTCAACACTACGTCAGTGGTCAGCGGCGGCCCAATCGGGCTCACCTCGTTTACGTTGACCGCGCCCGCGACGTGAGCGTAACCGGCACAGGCGATGGCGCGACACCGGCAATCGTCGGCGCTGGCGCAGGATTTGTCCTTGTAACCGGCACCGGCAGTGCGCAACTACTGGCGATATCTGCGTCTGCGGCTGGCGCAGTTGCCACGCACGGAATCGGCGCTGGCGATAATCCGGCAATCGTCGGCAGCGGGTCCGGGTTTTTTCTGACTACCGGAACCGGCTCCGGCGATCTGCCGAAAATCACAGGCGCAGGCGCTGGCGGTCTGATCGTAACAGGCACTGGTGCGGGCGACCTGCCAATGTTGTCTGGCGTCGGCGGCGACTGGCCCGTTGGTGTCGCATCCGGCGCGCTGCCGTCGCTTACCGGCGAGTCAACCGGGTGGGTCGGCACTGCTGCGCGAGGCTACTGGCTGCGCGTGGATACGTCGCCACCGTCGCAGATCATCGCCATTGATGCCGTGCGCGGACGCCTTGACCCATCGCTAACGACGCACCGAATCGACGCATTGGCGCCAACTGCCATGCAATCGCAAGTGGGACGCGTCAATGAGTCATGGTCCGTCGTGCTGACCGGCGCAGGCTCGGCACTACGCCAGCGGCTCACGCAACAGGCGCTGTACGGTGTGCGCGTCAGGCTATACGACGGCGCGGATTTGCTGCGCGATGGCGTCAGCGATGGCCTGCGCGCTAAGGATCGGACGATAGAACTATCGGTGCAGTCGGACGTTTGGACGCGCGATTTGCCGATCCGCACAACTGCTGATCTCGGCACATTCCGCGACGTGCTGCCGATTGCTCGCCGCTACGGGCGCAACGTGCCGGGAGTCCTAGCGCCACTGAGCGCTGACCGGCGCCGCTGGATTTGGGCGGATCACGCATCGCAGGCAATCCGCTCGATCACGATTGACGGCCAGCCTATGAGCGGCTGGGCATGGCGCAATGACACCGACGCGACGGGCCGCGCGATCACAATCGTGGAGACTGTTGAACCGATTGATGACGGCGCCGAACTGGTAGCCGTTGGCGACGGAGCGATAGACACCGCTGCCGGCGAGCTGATCAGCAACCCCGCTGATGTGGTCTATGACCTATGCCGACTGGCTGGGCGCGAGATCCATCGCGCATCGCTCGCACGCTATCGGCGAGACTGCTTGGCACGCGGCATTGAGCTATCCGCAAGTATCGACAGAGGCACGCTGCAAGCTGCGGTCGAGTCCATCGCCACCAGTACGCATGCGGTGTTTGCCCGCTCGCACCCCGATCTACTGCGCCTGCTGCCAATCACTGCGGCGGCTGATTACACGCTAGACGCGCGCTATCTGACCGGCATAGATGGCGACGGCGGCGACATTGCGACGCGGCTGCTAGTGCGCTATGGCGTGGAGGAGTCCGGCCCGCGTAGGTCGCTGGAAGTCCGCGCGCCGGCCATCGAATTAGCGCACGGCGAGCGCCCGCGAGAGGTCGTGCTGTCGTGGATTCGCGATGACCGCGCAGCCGCTGACGTGGCAACGCGCATGCTTGGCGATCTCGCGCGACCGTCCTACCTGATGGCCTACTCGGAACAGCGGAGGCAATGCGTGCCCGGTGAGGTCGCGACGGTTAATGATCCTGGCGCCGGGTTGTCCGGTAGCGCAGTGGTCGAGTCGGTCAACGGGAAAGCGCCGGTTGCGCGCCTGTACGTCGGCGCCGTCCCTGCGATCTCTTTGGCAACGCTTGCCGCAGCTTACGCGCCAGAGGCATACGCCAGCGCGACGGTAACGGCTCAGGGCTCACAGCGTGTGGTCACGATTACTGACAGGTCGGGATCGCCCCTGGTTGGCGCGCGTTGCGTGCTGGACGGCAACACGGTACGCACGACTGACGGAGCCGGACGCGTGTCCTGGCCCGCATCGATCATGGGCGCCGGGCGCCACATTATCGACGTGACGGCAGACGGGCAGGAACCAATGCAGATCGAGATCACGCTGTGACCGTGCGCAGGTTTCGCGGCACTGCGACGAGGGCGCCAGGCGCCGGCGTCAATGTCACCATCCGCATGACGCCCGTGGCGCGCACGACACCGTGCCCGCCTGCTGGCACTGGCTCATGCGTTCCGGCGATCACGGGCATTCAATGGTGCTTGTACGATGCGCCGCCGGACACGCTAGTGACAGACGGCGGCGACCCGCCAACGTACACGCTGACGCCTACGACTGAGGAACCGACTTGCTCGTCGGACAACATCGCAATCATCCTGAGCGGCGGCGGCTATCCGCCGACTGACCAGGATGGTTACTACATTTTCACGTTGGCCGGCGAATCGTGCGGATGCGTGCCTGAGTGGTCATATGCATTTGCTCAGGACGCCACCCCGACTTGGAGCGATCTCGCGCAGCCGTACATTGCAGGAACGCAATTGGTTGTCCCGATTCCCGGCAGTGGAACCTATGCCAAGGGCGTCGCGACTATTTCGGCGGTGTGCAACGGGGTCAGCTACGGGCCGCTAACAATCACGCTTTCTTCGACGTATTGATGGGCTCGCTCGACATCCACGTAATCCACCGCACCGAACCCGAGCCGTGGCTGTTGCAGTGCATCCGCTCGATCGCGCCCTACGCCTACCGCGTCATAGCCGCAGGCGACCGCACGACCGCAGCAAACCGAGCGCACGCAATTGCCGACAGCAACGCCGAATATGTGGCATGGGTCGATCCTGACGATTGGATAGACGCCGCACAGATCGCACCAATGATCGATGCGCTGGCGTCGCGTCCGGACGCTTCGGGCGCATTCAGTGCCGAGGCGCTGACTGACGAGCGCGGAACCGTGACGCGACCGGCAGACACCAGCCCTGGCGACTGGCGCCCGTTGTCGCAGATCACATCGCCAAGGTATGCCCACAATCTGACGATCCTACGCAGGCGCGCAGCACTGCCATATCTTGCCGCAATGCAACCATTTCGCGCGCTGTCAGAGTACGTGCTGCGCGGCCTAGTCACGCAATCCGGCCCGCTGCTGCGCGTGCCCGTGCCTGCGTACTACTGGCGCCAGCATGGCGACCAACTACACCGCACGACCAGCCGCGACGAGCATGCGGCGGCAATCAAGCTTGTGTCGCCGTCGCTGATTGCGCACACGTCCGGCATCGGGCGCGCGGTCGCTACTGTTGCTGCGGTCGCGCACCCGGCGCGGTGTATCACATGCAGAGCCGCGCGACGGCTTATTGCTCGCTGATATCGACAACTTGCCCGCTAGCAATCGTCAGCATAATGACCCGCTTGCCTTCGTAGTAGTCCCAGCGTTGGCCGACTCCAGCGCCAAAGCCGTTTTCAAGCTGGACCACGTTGTCCGGCTTGCGAATCTTCTGCCTGACCTCGGCAACGCTCATCCCCTCTGTGACGATCTTGCCGCCGATCCTGGCGACGCCCTCAGCCATAGCCGACATCGACAGCAGTGCGGCCAGGACAAAAATCACGATACGCATAGGTTCACCCTCGTTGGTTGCGAAACGTTAAACCACATTTTTGATGGCGTCTAGCGTGGTTCTCTGGGCGCCGGTTTTGCTGTCCACTATCCAGGCGCCTGTTCACTATTTTTCCACCCAGGCGCCTTGATCGCGATCAACTCTAGTTTCGCCGCAGGCATCCCGCGCGCACCAGACAGCCAGCCGTCAACCGTCCCGTGCGATCCGCCAGGACGCGGCGTGAGCCCGAGCATCCGAGCCACGTCGCCGCGCGTGAGGCTGTGCGCGGCCATGATGGCGCGTAGTGCGGCGATCTTTTCGGCGTCGGTCATGCGGGCACCGCGGAATCCGGCCATAGCGCCATGCAATTTGCGTAACTTGTTCCGTCGGCTATTCCAGCAGAATTAATTGCCTCTGCCGCAAATTTTGCAGCCAGGAGCGCCTCCCGAACGGCTAAGCACCGCCCATCGTCAAACTCACAATCATCACTCGGTGCAAGAGCGGCTACGGCGACCGCGTGCGCTGCCGTATGCGCTGCGTTCAGTGCGGATTGCACCAATTGATTGCCTGCAAATTCTTGTTTGCTGGCAACGGCGCCATCAAGCGCCGCCCTCAAGTCCGTTCTTGCCGCAGTTCCGCAAAGGTATTTCTTCGCCACATCCAGAAGACGCCCGTAGCTCTCGCCCAGCATGAATTTCACAGACTCTGCCGCATGCATTGCTGCGTCTATCGTTGTCATTTCCTCATCCTCTCTTCGGCCATCCGGCCCCGTATCAGCCGCCCCGTGGAGCGGCTGAGGCTGGGTCGGTTAGCGCCTTTTTACGACAATGCGCGCCTGACCTATGAACCATGCTCGAAACGCAGCATGGTCGGCGGCCAGCAGCCTCAGTTCCTCCCTCATGTGCGCCAGCGCG